TCGGTATCTGGAATCCCCATCAAATGGAAATTGAGGTAGACATGGTTTGCATAGAATGAATCATACAAACCAGATGCAATCTGTTTGCTCGGAAACTGCTTGAAATCAGTGTGTTGTGATGGAAATAAATCTCCATTAGCCTTGAACAAGACTGAACCATCACCTGCCGAAGGATAGCGGTTAGACTGCAATGGTGCGGCTTGAGCGTAAGGCATCTGCGTTGGAACCAGTGGATAGGGTGAGATTGCTAACTCAACATTGGCAAATTGTTCTGCACCACCACGCACTAATGGGATAGCATCCTCAAACAAGTCTACTTGCAACAGTTGATGACGCATATTCTCCCTAAGATTGATTCTCTTGATGGCAAAGGCATTGCCGTCTGAATCAGTTGTGACACTATCCAACTCAAAGGTCTCCTTAACGAATGCTAACGACATTACTTCTTGCCCCCTGCAATCTTGTGAGCCTCCTTAACTGCTCGCTTGAATCCGCCTTTCTTCCAAGTTCCATCTTGCTTCTTGTAGCGTGGTGCAACCTGTTTGAACGCCTTAGTGTATTTGCGTTTGTAGCCACTCTTACGCTTCTTTCGTTGAGGCTTAGGTTGTTCTTGCACCTCTTGAATTACTTCTTGGACATCCTCAACATTTCCACCCGTTGGCATCAGTGTTTCACCTGCTCGGATATAGACTTGCATCGATGGAGTTCCATTGAGCATATACGCTTGATAGGCTGGAATGGCAATCATGTCTAAGGGGAAAACGATCTGCTCGTCCCCTACAATTAGCCCAGCGATACCTCCGACCACTGCCCCAACAGGACCAGCAATAGTAGCACCCGTAAGCGCAAGTTCTGATGCAAGAATACCCTTAGCAACAGCCCGTTCAATTCTATCAGCCACTTAGACCACCTCAGAGGTCTTGACTCTGGGTGAGCATTTGGGTTAAGTCCCGTTGTGTGATTTTCTTAGGCTCTGCAATAATCATGACATCGACCTCACAGGTTGTATCAGCGATTGATGGGTTTGTGCAGTCATTGAGGCCAATTCCGATTAGTAAATCGGTAACAACGTCATATCCTTCTGGGTGAAGGTCAGGCGTTCCATACATATACTCATAGTTGTCAAGGTTAGATGCCAGACCACCTTCACCGCCATTTGTTTCAAAAGAGCGCATAAGTGTAGTCTGCTTCTCAAAAACGCAGAGGACATTAGGAGAACCAATGCCCACATCCGTGATATTTTCATACGCAGTAGTGGTTGCAAAGAGTTTGACATTCCCAAATAGTCCAGAACTTGGAACCGCACCGAGATTTTTCAAGGTCAAAGTGTTTGGAAACACGCCTTGTTCTGTCTCATTGTTTGTGCGAAGTTGGAAACGAACTTCCTTAATTGCCAATCCCTCGTTCTTGGGGATTGAAACATAGTCGCTCAAATCAATTCGTCCATACACAAGTGAAGTATCACCATTAGCATCTACATCAAATTGAAGTCTATCTCGTAAAATTACATCTCTGGAACCTTTTGCCATACTATTCATTGGTGTTTTCAACTACTTAATACATCACAATTTGACTCTGGAACTTCATAACGGTGATGCGGAATATGCGGAATATGCGGAATGCTCAGAATGTATTAACAGAACTTGAACGGTTTGGAATGAATCAGAAAGAACTTGCAGAAAAACTTGGGGTGAATAGAGATACAATCTCAAATTGGTGGGGAGGAACGAGTCCTACTCGCAAGAATTGGTTCAGAATGAACCAATTATTGGACAAACTCGAAGCAAAGGAGAAGGCGATTGCAGAACGAGAGCCACCAAGTCAAAGAGATGTCCACTGGGCACTTGATAGAATGATACATCTCCACGGCCAGCCAGACTGGATGGATGATGAAACCTATGAGATGGTGGTTGATTGCTACTGGTCGCACCGATGGGAACTCAACTACTTCAAGGGCGAGAATCGGTTCAGACCGATTGAAGAATTGACACGGTGGAAAGATTCGAAACTTTGGGATGACAAAGATTTGATGATCGCACTGGTGGCGAACTTTCATCCAGACAAAACTTTGAGAGAACACTTCTCTATGTTCAATTCCACTTGACTCTACGGATGTTCACTGGGAATGTCTTGGGCGTGTCAAACTGGTGCAGTTGGTCTTGCATCTTGGACGGCTTGTTCACCAGACGACCAACACCAGATGCGTTCCACTTGCGACCCGTTGAGGTTGGAATGCCCCAGTTGTTCAAGTCTCGGCTGATAGAGGCGAAGGATTGGCCTTTGTTGTCGTTCCAAGCGTCCTTGACATGTTGGATAACAGCCTGTTGATGCCAGTTAGGATTCATGCGTTGCTCGTCCTCGTTCCAGAACCAACCGAAGACGGCATGGCTTGACTTCTTGAGTTGCTCTTGGAGTCGTTGCATTCCAGACTGTGTGCGCTCTGCTCTCTGCTCGTTTTCCATCTCGGAGACCATGAGCAGTGTGTGCCAAACCATACGGCCTGTGGCGGTGGTAGAATCGGCAAAACAATCAGTGGTCTTGATGACGACTTTGGGGTATTTGTTCTTCATCAAATCAAGCCATGTTGCACCTTGAGCAACCCGACGGAAGAAACGGTTCACGGCGTATCCGTAAATCTTGGTAATTTTGCCATCTGCAACGTCTCTCATGAGGTCTGTTCCAGCGGGGCGGTCTGTGAACGATGGATACTCCTTTGCGGATACTCCTTCGTCCACATACAACGAACATTCATCCACATCATAACCCTCTGCGGTTAGGAATGGACGAAGACTCGTCTTTTGGCTTTCTACGGTTTGGTCTCCAGTTGAAACACGGAGATATACGGCTACTTCGGTATGCTTTTTGGACATACCAGAGTGTAATGTGCAATCACTGGTTTGAAGTTGCACATACTCTTGGAAAAGTTGCTCGTTTTGCATGCGATAGGGGCTTAGTGTAGCGTCCGACATACACCAACGCTACCCATTTACATTATCAAGGGTTTCGGTTGCTCATCAGAGCATCATCAAATTCCCGTTATCGTGGTATTTTGTCGGTGGCCACGCATCACGAATTGCCCCAGAAATCACACCTGCTGGTAGTGAGAACTTGAGCCAATCTGGCCATCTATCACCGAAGGATTGGTCAAAGGGTTGCATTGTCCTTGCTGATTCGACGACAGAGCGTATTTGCGATGTATCGGACATCTGCTCACTGTCGGTTGTAGCGATTGGTAGCCAGAACTGTCCCGTCGCCGAAGCCGAAAGCGTAAGTTCAGGTCTAATGCCACCAAATCGCCACATTGGAAATGTATTGCCGTAAAGGGATTCACGGCTAACCATATGCCCTTGACTCATCAATTCGGAACACATGGCATTGTGAGATTCTGCTAAGATACCAATTGCTGACTCTATGACTGACACTTTGGTATCATCCAGAACCATGTAGAACGACAAAGCGATGTTGCCGTATTCGGTATCTGGAATCCCCATCAAATGGAAATTGAGGTAGACATGGTTTGCATAGAATGAATCATACAAACCAGATGCAATCTGTTTGCTCGGAAACTGCTTGAAATCAGTGTGTTGTGATGGA